GATGCAAAGAGAATATCCTTTTTACCTCTCCGTATTAATAAATTATCTAAACATATTTTTGATTATGCAGATAATATTTTACTAATGTCAGCGACTATTATTGATCATAAGAATTTTGCTAAGAATCTAGGTATCGAAAACTATTCATATGTAGAGGTTGATAGTGATTTTGACCCTCAAAAATCTCCTATATATGTTACATCAAAGAATAGGCTTAACTATAAGAACATAAAGAACGTCTTGCCAGTGATATGTGATCAAATAAAATCAATTGCTAGTCATCATATAAACGAGAAAGGTATTATTCATACCCACTCGAACGAAATTACCGAGATATTAAAATCAAAACTAAAGACCGACTGCAGATATTTGTTTAGAGATGATACAACAAAAAACGAGGAGATACTTAAAGAACATTTTGAATCTAAATCACCTACCATACTAGTAAGCCCCTCTCTTGCTTACGGTATCGATTTGAAAGATGATTATGCTCGTTTTCAAATTATTGTCAAATTACCGTTTTCACCTCTTTCTTCTAAAAGAATTAAGAGATTGTTTGAAATGGATAGGGATTGGTATGAGAACAAAATGCTTAATTCGCTTGTTCAAGCTTGTGGTCGTGCAACAAGAAGTAAGCAAGATTTCTCGACTACTTATATTTTAGATGGTAATATCTTCAATACGTTAAAAAACGTAAAACCTAAACTTCCGAAATATTTTATCGATAGAATTTGCTAAATATTATATAGTGAAAAACCGTACATTTAATTTTGAAGTTAAGGATTTATTGACGCAGTTTGTAGCTGCGTTCGACGATATAATCATTAAGAGGTATGATAAAGATAGAGTCGCTCAAAGCTTACTACAGGTAAGATATGTTTATGCACCTAAACAGCGAGTAATGTATGACTTAGTCAATAAAGCGCAAAATATTACAGTACCTGTAGTCTCAGTTAGTATTTCGAATATTGCTCGTGATGAAACACGGGTCTTCAATAAACTGGGCGGCTTTTACTTTCCGAGTTCAAATATACTTGATAATAAATCTAATTTTCTAGCAAGCCCTGTCCCAATTAATATAACAGTTAATATGTCTATCATGACTAAATTTCAATCGGACATGGACCAAATTATATCTAATTTTGTACCCTATAACAACCCTTATATTATTATTTCGTGGAAAATACCTTCAAATCTTTTAGAAGATACGCAGGAAATAAGAAGTGAAATTTTATGGAGCGGTTCTGTTAATGTGTCGTATCCAACCGATATTAATGCTTCTGAAAAATATAAAATTGTTGGTGATACATCATTTACTATTAAAGGCTGGATGTTTCAAGTCAAACAAGGCGATGTCGGGAATATTTTTCAAATTGACTCTAACTTTAGTGCGGAGAGATCGGTCCCTCTATATGATGACGTTATGCAAATGGCATCTCTCTTTACAGCACCAAGTTCTTTAGTAGTACAGCAAACAGAAAAAGTAAGCGTATCTGGAAGCCCACTTATTACAGATGTCGTTTATTCTATCTCTCCATTGGATACAGCAGGTTAATACCTTTAAGTTTAAATATTTTTAATAAATAACTGTATGGCTGATAGTAATAGAGAAAGTACATTTGGTCGCGATTTTATGAAGTTTGTTTCTAATAAGCTTCCTTACAAAGAATTATCTATCGCTGATAAAATAAACGATCTAAATCCAAAATACAATCTATTCTTTGATAAAGGTGCAAAAAAGAACGATGCGTTAGCACGACAGAGTGTATCATCTACTGTTTTATATACCGATGATCTTGTAGCAAACGTTTTACAGAACAAAGATTATCACGAATTCATGTATGCAAATATCCAACCGGATAAATCTCGCCGGTTAATGGATTACCGCGTCATGGCAGCTTTTTCCGAAGTTGCGAATGCACTCGATGAAATTTGTGATGAATTTATTAATAAAGATGATAACGGAGAAATTGTAAAATTAAAATTTAAAGATGCTGACATATCTGAAGATGCAAAGCAAGAGCTTAAAAAAGAATTTCAAAAATATATTGGTTATTTCGATCTCGAGCATAATGGTTGGGAATATGTAAGGCAACTCCTAGTTGATGCGGAAATCTATTTTGAACATATTATTCATAAGAAGTTTCCTGAAGAAGGTGTGCTTGGTGTTATACAGATACCTTCCGATCTAATAGATCCTATTTTTGGTAATGTACAGAATATGTTGCTTAAAGGCTTTCTACTAAAGAAACCCGTTTTTGATTTAAAGAACCCTACTAAAATTGTTAAGACGGAATTTATTCCGATGGATATCAATCAAGTTACGTATATTAATTCTGGTATATGGAATGAGAGCAAAACAGTACGCATGCCGTTTATTGAAAATGCTCGTCGTGCTTACCGCCAATTAAGCTTAATTGAAGATTCGATTGTTATATATAGGTTAGTTAGAGCTCCTGAGAGACTTGTTTTTAATGTTGATGTTGGTAATATGCCTCCACCGAAAGCTGAAGCATATCTTAGAAAATTAATGCAGCAGTATTGGAGTAAGAAAACATTTGATGCAGACCAATCAGCGACAGTACAAAAATTTAACCCACAATCCATGCTTGATAGTTTTTGGTTTGCTAAAAGAGCAGGTAGCGAAGGTACAACTGTAACACCTCTCCCAGGTGGACAAAATTTAGGTGAGCTAACAGATTTAATGTATTTTGTACAAAAGCTTTACAAATCATTAAAAGTACCTGTTACGAGAATCAACCCGGAAGACACTTATAAAGACGGTGCTGATATTTTAAGAGAAGAATTAAAGTTTGCCCGTTTTATTATTCGTTTACAGCAAACGTTTGCTGCAGGCTTTAAGAATGGGTTTGTTACCCACTTAAAATTAAAAAAGCTTTGGGAAAAATATGAATTAAAAGATACACATATCGATCTACACTTTAATGTACCGACAAATTTCTACGAGTTAAGAGAAAATCAGAAGTTCCAGTTAAAAGCTGAGAACTTTAACGCAATCACACAAAGTGATCTTGTTTCAAAGACATATGCACAAAAGAAATATTTAGGTTGGTCAGAGACTGACATTATGGCTAATAGAGAATTCTTAAGAAAAGATAGAGAAATGCTATGGGAATTAGATCAAATATCTCAAGGCGGGCCTGATTGGAGAGAGGGTGGTGTTGCAGCAGCCGGAGGACAACCTCCAGAAGGCGGCGGTGGCGGGAGTATTGGTGGTCCAAGCTCGCTTCCTCCTGGTGGAGCACCACCTGAATTTGGACCAGGACCAGGGCCTGAAGCAGGTGGAGCCGCGCCAGGCGGAGCAGCTCCTGCAGCCGGTGGTGGAGCTGCGCCTGCAGCACCCGGAGGAGGACCGACACCGGCCTAATAATATATGGATTGCTCTGCAATAACACCGATCTCAGCTTTTCAAAGTACTAATCTTAATAGTAAAATTGATTCGTTTAATAGATTAGGAAATAGAATTTCGAGAGCCTTGGGTGCTCCGATGATTAATCTTGAGATACATCAAGATCAATTAAACGAAAATATTGCTATTGCTTGTGAGATGTTTGCAAAGTATGCAGGGTATACAGAAGAGTATCTTGTTTTTAATTCTGATTTGTATCTTGATAATAAAGGAATCAAGCTTGATGACCTCTTTAGTATTACACGTTCTTTTAATAGGATCAATTCGCCTTCCAAGCCGGTCTATGTTTCAAATACTACTTTATCCCCGGGGGTATTTTCTGGATCTACAACCCTATCTGCGACCTATATTGATGGTATATTTAAGAATCAAATCTTAACACAGACAAATTATCTTTCTGTAATAAACTTTAACAACACCTTAGGCAATAACTTCACACCTTCTTCGAATGTTAATGACGAAAAAATTGTTAATAGCTTTGATTATGATGTCATGGATTATAGAAAAGTTATGGATGTTATAGATTTTGAAGAAGGTACTTCGACAGGTGTTAATACTTTATTCACTATTGAGCAAACGTTAGCGCAACAAACATACTTTAGCTACGCAATGGGTAATTATGGTTTCGATTTAATTAGCTGGTATGTCTTAAAGCAATGGCTCGATATTCGCGAAAAAATGTTAGCTACCAAACGAGATATAACTTTTGATCCTCGTACTCAATATATGGTGATGTATCCCCCGCCTAGGACACCAGGTTCGGGTTCAAAGTTCTACGGTGTAGTATCATGCTATGTAGAAAGGCCTTTGAGAGATTTAATTAAAGAAGCATGGGTCTATCAATATGCGTTAGCGTTATCCAAGATTGCTATTGGTAACGTTCGAGGGAAATATACTGGCACCACATTGTTTGGTGGTGGTCAAATAAATTATAATGATTTATTAAGTCAAGGTTTAAGAGAAAAAGAAGAGTTAGAAAAGAAGCTTTATGAAAGTGCACCTGGTTTCGGCGACGCTGCACCCCCTATGTTTTTTGTAGGCTAAAATGCGTCCTATACAAAAAAACGATAAATTCCGTCAAGGTATTTTTAAGCCGAAAAACCCTCAAAAATATGTTGGTAAAGGCATGCCTGTATACAGATCGGGTTGGGAATTGAAGTTCTTTCGCTGGTGTGATGATAATGATAATGTATTAGAATGGGCAAGCGAATCAGTTATAATACCGTATCTAAATCCAATAGATCAGAGAGTACATAGATACTATACAGATGGTATAATAGCTATTAAAGAACGTGATGAGATAAAGAGATACCTTATTGAAATTAAACCAAGCAAACAAACATTAAAGCCTGAAAACTCTAATCGTAAGAAAATGTCGACAAAAATATACGAAGCAACGAGATACGCACAAAATATGGCTAAATGGGATGCTGCAAAGAAATGGTGTGATAAGAAAGGTTATAAATTTTTAATCCTTACAGAGAAAGAGTTGGGAATTAAATAACCTAAAGAATAAATAATTCTATGGCATTTAGACTACTTGTCGAAACACCTGCTCCGGACGAACAATTTGAATATATTGTTGAGGAGAAAAATCCCAAGGAGCCTTCTAAGCTCTTTATTTCTGGACCGTATATGATGTGTGAGACGGTTAATAAAAATTTAAGAAAATATAACAAAGATGACATGTCGAGAGAAGTTGGTCGTTATGTAAAAGAAATGGTGGAACCAAAGAGAGCTATGGGTGAGTTAAACCATCCCACATCTGCTGAAGTAAATTTAGAACGCGCCTGCCATATGGTAACGGAATTAAGAATGCAGGATAATTTTGTTTATGGTAAATCTCAAGTTCTTTCTACCCCTATGGGCTTACTAGTTCGCTCGTTAATTAACGATGGCGCAAGAGTCGGTATGTCAAGTAGAGCTCTTGGTAAACTTGTTGAAGAAAAAAATGGTATTAATCTTGTTCAAGATATGAGATTGATTGCTGTAGATTGTGTTGCTGATCCGTCGTGTCCTAAGGCTTTCGTAAATGGTATTCTCGAGAGTAAACAATATGTTTTAAATGCAGATGGTTCTCTTGAAGAAGCGTATAATAAGTTTGAAGAATCGGTTTCTAACTTACCTAGGAAAGATGTCGCTTTCTTTTTGAAAGAACAAATTATGTCTTTCTTTAAAACTCTTGGAAATCCATAAGGTTAACAATAAATAAATATAAAATGAATAAGATGCATAAAAAGTCGAAAAAGAAAGTAGTATCGCAAGACGAAATTAATGTCAAGAAATCTGATTTAGACAAAGACGGTAAGTTGTCAAAATATGAACAGGCAAGAGGTCGTGCTATCGATAAAGCTCGTGGCGGAAACGGGAAAATGCCTAAAAATGAAAGTTTATCAGTTTCTAAGTTTTTACACCAACTTTCTCAAAAAAATTATGCCGAAGCTAATAAATATTTAAGCGAGGTAGTTGAATCTAAGTTAAGAGCTAAGATACAATCTGCCTTAAAAACAAAATTATACAAATGAGCAAAAACGTAACAGACATCCTTAAAGAAGCAACAAAAGATATCCTCTCAGAAGATATCTTAAAAGAAATTGAAACAGCATTCAATGCTACTGTAAACGATAAAGTTAAAATACACGTTGAAAAAGCTTTAAACGAACAAGATGAAGATTACGCTAAAAAATTAGAAAAGCTTGTTGAAGTTATCGATGCTGACCATACAACTAAATTAAATCAAGTTGTTGAAGCAATCGACAAAAATCATGCACAGAAGCTCAAGACAATTGTTGGAAAATACGAAAAGACAATTAAAGAAGAAGCTTCTGCATTTAAGAGTAATCTTGTTGCACAAGTAAGCAAATATTTAGAAATTTATTTAGAAGAAAAAATTCCTGCCAAGCAAATACAAGAAGCAGTCAATAATAAGAAAGCAGCTAAAATATTAGGCGATATGCGTAATATGCTTTCTGTTAATGAAGCTCTTGCAAAAGATAGCATCAGAGATGCTGTTATTGAAGGCAAGAATAGACTCGATGAAGCTGTACAACAGCTTGAAGCCGCTAACAAAAAAGTTGAGCAATTAACACAATCATTAACAAAAGCTGAATCTGAAACGATTCTTGAGAAAAAGCTTTCTATTCTTGAAAAAGATAAAAAAGCTTATATGAAGAAGATGCTTTCAGGAAAATCATCTCAGTTTATTAATGAAAATTTTGATTATACGCTCAAGTTATTCGAGAAATCTGAAGAAGAGCGGCTCGCAAATCTTAAAGAAGAGGCTGTTAACGAGGCTGTATCACAAAAGGTTGATCGCCCCGTGATTGAAGAAACAGTACAAAAAGAAGAAGATAATAGAGATCCTTCTTTTGGCCTTTATCTTAAAGAACTCAATAAGTATTAATTTTACTTTCTGAGGCAATTTGCCTGAATAGAAATTCCTAGGTCGACACAATTAAGGAGACTTAATATATATGGCACAAATTCGTCCTTCACAGGCGTACATCGATGAGAGTCGCGCAAAGGTGTTGCTCGAAAAGTGGAGTCCAGTATTGGATTACACCTCGGACAACGTCCGCGCTATCGAAGATGATCACACTCGCTTAAATACCGCCATTCTCTTGGAAAACCAAGAAAAATGGTGCTTTGAAGCTTACGGTACAAACAGTGGTAACATTGCAGGTGGAACAACAAGTGTCTTCGGTTCTGTCAATGCTGGCGGAACTGGAGGTGCAGTTCCCCCGAACAGTGATTCCTATGCACCGGGTGATGCTCGTCTTCCCAAGATTCTTATTCCGATGATTCGTCGTACGTTCCCGGAATTGATCACTAACGAAATCGTTGGTGTTCAACCCATGAGCGGTCCCGTTGGATTGGCTTTTGCCCTCAGATACAAATACGAAGGTGAAGCACTCGGTGCAACAAATGGTAGAGGTTCAGACGGCTCATTAGCCGAGAACACAACCGTTTGGCCGGGTTCTGCAGCCGGAGGTTCTAATGGCGCTGAGTTAGGTTATCAGTATCTCGATACGAGATTTACTGGTACCTCTTCTGCCCAATTAGTTGGTGATGCTACTTACTTCCCCTTTGTCCCTCAGGACCAAGGTGTTGCTCAGTTGCTCGCTAACTTTGAGTTGACCTCGAAGATTCCCCAGATCGTAGTTAGCTTCGAAAAGACAGCCGTTGAGGCTGGTACTCGTAGGCTCGCTGCTCGCTGGTCAGTTGAACTCGAGCAAGACTTGAAGAACATGAACGGTATTGATATCGATACTGAACTCACAAACGCAATGTCGTATGAGTTACAGGCCGAAATCGACCGTGAAATGATCATCAGAATGATTCAGACTGCCCTCAATGCCGGATACGGCACTGGGTTCTCAGTTTGGTCACCCGCTTCGGCGGATGGTCGTTGGCTCGTAGAGCGCAATCGTGATTTCTATCAGAGGTTAATTATTGAGGCTAACAGAATCGCTGTCCGTAACCGCCGTGGCGCGGCTAACTTCGTCGTTGCAACACCTCGTGTGTGCGCAATCCTCGAAATGTTACCCGAGTTCCAGTGGGCACCGGTACAGGGAAATGTTAACACTCAACCCGTAGGGGTTGCAAAGGTTGGTTCATTAGGTGGCCGTTTCAACGTTTATCGTGATACGAGAACAGAAGCGCAATTCCAAGCCTACCCCGGAGGAAACTTCGGTGGTACAGGCGCTGGCGCCGCAGGTGGAACTCGTTCTACCCCGGTTGAATATTGCCTTCTCGGCTATAAAGGACCGGAGTTTTATGACACCGGTATCATTTATTGCCCGTACATCCCGGTAATGGTGCAACGCACAATTGGCCCGAACGACTTCTCTCCGAGAGTCGGGTTGCTTACTCGCTACGGCGTAGTAGACAACATCTTCGGCGCTAACTTGTACTACCACGTAATTATCTTACGTGGCTTAGGCCAAGCGTTCACACCTGGAACACAATCAGTGTACTTCTAATCTACCGATTAGGATCCGAAAAAAGAAAATACTTTCACCTGGTTCGTCCCAGGAAATTTAAAAAGGGGCCTCTTGCGGGGCCCCTTTTTTTTTGTAAAAATGTATATATTTTGAATAAATATTTATATGGCAATATTCAATAGTATGGTAGCGAATCCCGAGGCTTCTAACCCGGTGTCACTTAATTTATCATTAACCTCAAGCGGGGTTATAGCTAGAGTGTTGGGAAGTAATGTTGGTGCCATTCTTTTTAATAGAGAGGCGACATTAACAGGGTCAACAACTCTTATAACGGTAACTGCAAATAATATCGCTACAAGGTTTTCAGCTGATAATAATTACAATAATAGATTATTCTCAATACTATTAACTAACGGTAGAGCTTTTGAATTTACCCTTAATACTGCAACACCATCTGTACAAACATTAACAGATGCTGGTTATAACTCTGTTAGCCCGGAAAAGTTAAGACGTACTAACCTAGAAGGTTAATTACTGTCGTACAGTTTTCGTAAAATACTTAAATTCGTCTTTTAAGGCTTTATCAATTAGATCGTATCTGTTGGCACGTGTTGGGTTAATATCTATACCCCCGCGGCGTACATAGAGACAGGTAACAACAAGTTCCTCTGGACTAAATTTATCATAAAATCTCTTATAAATTGTTTCACAAATCTCTTCATGGAAGTGACACTCATCACGGAACGAAACAATATAATGAAGTAAAGAAGTGGTATTAATTTCATATTTACCTTTGTAATGAATATAAACATCGCCCCAATCAGGTTGTGATGTAACCCTGCAATTACTCTTTAATAAAGCAGAATGAAATCTCTGAGTCTTAGGTTCAGGTATTTCAATTGCGTTTAATAAATCTGGTGTCTCATTATATATTGATGCTTGTATCGTCGTTACATCTATACCTTGCTCTAGAGTGGGGTAAAGACTATTGGGTAGTACTGGTGGATAGTGCAAACTATCATCAACAGCAGTAGTAGAACGCACATAAACACGCACGTCTGTTTCTAATAAACTCGAGAGGTCTTTACTAATGGTATTTTGTAATTGGTTCAAGACACTTACAATGTTACCGCTGATCTTCTCCATATTAAAAGAATTCATATAAAGTTTTATAGATTTAGATTCAACAATATATTTACTTGTACAAGGATATACTATCTTAGCAATTGCAGCAATTGGCATTCCTTCTGCAGTTATACAAGATACTTCATATGCGTTCCAGATATCATAACCCGAAAAAGGTAATTCCTCGTCTTTAATACCTAGATGTTTTCTATTGTTTTGTCTAGGCTCTCGTACAAGTAAGGAAGGATCGTATGTACATTTATAACCTGTGATCCTGCCTAAGTGCTTTGAGATATTACTATTATCGAGTTGTGTGTTCATCTAATATTAATTTAATTATATTCATACGTTCTTCAACGGTGCCTTGTAATTTTACTAGTTGTTTCACATGTTGCCACGTATTCATACGCCAATACTGTTCATACTTTTCAATAATAGCGTTTCGAAATTCCATATTCGTACTTCTCTCTCCGTCGTCAACTAGCTTAACATCATACGGGTCTGGATAAAATATTACATCATATTTCTTATAATTACTCATCCAATATTGATAGCATAATGTCTTTGAAAGACCAAACCCATCTCTTTGATATGAAGGTTTTTTCATATCTTGCTCTTGAAAGTATTCAGTGAAGATCATCCCATCCAGCAAGCACCTATCATGAATAATACCCTTATAACCTTTAGTTCTCCAGTCTATAAATAGATTCTCAAACTCTTTATTTAAAATTAACGTTTGTACCTTATCGTTAGCACCTTCTTCATTTATAGATACATTAAATTCACGCTTAATTAGTCGCGTGACTTCTTCAACATACAAAAATGTATCGCCGTAAGTTTTTTGTATTTCTTTTAAGAGAGTAGTCTTACCAGAACATTGCGGTCCGGTAAACGTAATAATCATGAACTAATTGTAATAGAAACTATCTTTACTTCAATAACTCTTTAAAGAAGGAAATTATTCGGCCTAACAAAGATGGAGAGTTGCCGCAATCTTTGCGTTCCTTAAAGTAGCCTTTTAAAAGGTGATTATCATCATCGACCCATATATATTTTTCTTCATCAGGCTTCATTTACACCATTTCTTTCTTTTTACAATTTCCGCTATCGTACAATAAACAGCTGTATCTCCAAACGCATCAAAAACAGGCTCATTTGCTGTTTCAAATGTCTTCTTACGTAACACAAGATTAATTAATCTCTGAATCTTATCATTCAATCGTACTACAATAGCAGAAATAGAGGCTACAATATCTTCTTTTCTATGTAAATCGGAACCTAAGCTTATATTGTGCGGTCCGTAGTCAAACTGTTTTTTACAAAATAGTTCGTAATGTTCTGATTGTATTCTTTTAAATTCACCACAAGTCTCCGGATACGTCTCTTCAACAACTTTAGTAATTTCTTCAGATGTCATATCTTTATAAATTTATAGCCCTTAAAGAAACTAATCCATAGATCAAGGGCGACTTGTCTCAACTTCATATAAACCTCGTCTAAAGATAACCCCTCTATAAACTCGCCCTGACTTAATAATATCTCTCCTTCATCAACACCCGGCGTTACTTTATGTAAGACGCAGCCTGCAAACTTATGGTTTTGAGCGAAGGCTCTTTCTTGTGGGTTGAATCCTTTTAGCGATGGATACTTATTAATTAAACCGGGGTGTAAATTATACATCTCATATTTTTCACAAATCTCTTTTGGAACAATTCTCAAATACCCGTGGAGAGTTATAATTGGATTCTCAAAGCGTTCTAAAATTTTTAAATAATCTGACGTTACAGGTTTAGTAGGCAGAAACTCCAGAAAAGTTCTATTAAGCTTATGTTCTCTAAATTTTGTTGTACTGAGTAAATCTTTATTAACTTTTTTTAAATCAGATTTATTTGTCACTATTAATTCTGGATATATACCTAATGCATTAGATAGATCATTTATTTCAGTTCCTGTTTGACTAAAAAAAGCAATCCAAGGGCGATTCATCTGCGAATAATCTTTTTGAACATATCAACATTATAATTTAATATGTTTATTTGTTCCGGGGTAAAAGTATGATCAATAAGGTCTGCAAGTTTTGCAGTAGGCTTCATTGGTAAGCCATAATCTGCATCATACTTTAATTCATGGATAGCAGCAACAACAGGGTTACTTGTATCGCAACTTACAATATTATAGATATTCTTATCAACGTAATAACGAAATTCTTTTGCAAGAGAACAGCCTAACAGGTGGTGCGGTTTTTTCCAATTCCATAAACCACAATCAATTAGTTGTGAAATAAAGCGCTGTCTACCAGAACAAAAACGTTCAAGTTTATCGTGTCCTTCACCGGTAGTTTGATAATAACTAAAATCAAAACTTATAGCAATCATGTCTGCTTCATTAGACATAAACTCATAGCAGTCTCTTAAGTCTTGCCAATTTTTACCTTGAATAGCCCCTATAGCTTTTGTGAAGAAAAGTTTCTTCGTATCTTCTGTTTTACTCCTAAAGTTTATATAGCTATCTATCGTAGCGTCTGAATCTTCCAAAACATCCGGTACAATAAACATATTTGGTTGAATATCTATTATAGACTTATAATAAATGTCTGGGTCAAAAGCTTTACCGAGTTCAAAAATAGAATTATCTAGTAATACTTCCCTGTTGTGAAGTAATCTTGCAAATTTATAGTAACTATAATATTGAAGTTGTCGAGGTGAACCTGCGTCTTGATGCAAGAGATGAACTAGACAATAATCAAAGTCATTATATTTTGTTGAAATATCTAAGATAGATACAGGAGATTCGTGAGATACTTTCATTAGCATCCTAATATTATATTAGTAAATATAGATATATCAATGGCGGACTACCCGAAATATCACGGAAATTACTTAGGTATCGTTGTTCAAAATAACGACCCCGCAAGGCGTGGTCGGGTCAAAGTTTTTGTACCACATATAACGCCTACAGTCTATAAAAATTGGAATGAACTAACCAAAGATAAACAATTTAGATTTCTTGGTGCTAATATTGAAAGTAATTTAACAGAAATTCTCGAAGATTTAAAAAGAATTTTACCATGGTCGGAATGCGCAGCGCCCATTACCGGCGAGTCAAGTAGTGGTAGATATAGCAAATATCTTAATGTAGGTACAACTAGTGATAGTAGTAAATTACGCTCGATCGTCAATTCATTATCGTCGAGTGAAATTAATTATAAAAATGTAATTGAAAAATATCAGTATACACAAAATCTCGATTTAATAGGTGAAAAGCCGGGAGCTATTTACGATAAAGATGCCTTCAGATTAAATGATGCTTTTGTCGATCCTAAGGAAACAAATGCGAATAATGTTAATACTTTTGCTTTTAATTATATCCCAGAAACTTACAGTAACGCTGCAAAAGGTAGCTTCAGTGTACCTAATGTTGGTGCACATATTTGGGTATTCTTTAATGCAGGGGACCCTTTAAAGCCTGTTTATTTTGCTGCATCATACGGAAACGAGGATTGGCGAACAATCTATCAAGCTTCTACAGGTAATGATAGCTCTTTTGAGAATAATATTACTAATGGTAGTGATGGTAAGCTAGATAGGGGTATAGATTATCCCGGAACATATGAAAATATACAAAAGGAGAAATATGATATTAACGTCGAGACATATAGAAACAAATATGTTATAAATCAAAAAGGTGGCACTATACAGATTGTTAATACGGATAATAGAGAATCTTTGAAGTTTACTCACTACTCCGGTTCATTTAAAGAATTTACAAACCTAGTCAATATAGAGCTTGCTACTAATAACGATCAAAAGTTAGTTTTAAACGATCAATTTTTAACCGTTAAAGGCGATCGAAACGAATTTGTAGGTCAAAATTTAGACTTTCTAGTTAGAGGTGATCACTATATTAAGGTAGGTAATTTAAAAAATGAACACCATAAACAATGGAAAGAAATAGTTCGTGAAATAGCAGATATAAAACAGCTATTTGATACCAGGAGGGCTAATAAGCTAACTGATAGTATACTACAGCTGACATCTCCGAGTCAGTTTAAAAGCGGAAAACATACGCCTTGCCCGGTATGTCAGGGTGATAAAAGTAAATATTGGGCGTATAATAATTCGGTTGATAATGATTGGAGAAATGAAGTTTTTGGAACTATAGCTGATACTGCAGGTAATTTTATTTTTTCAAGCACTCTTATAAATGGTGCGTTAGGGTTTGCAGTTAAACATACCGGTGTTCTCGGTAAACCAGAATTTGGATCTGCTCCAGATCTAACATCAAAGTTTTTTGCAGGCGGAGCAAACGGCCAAAATGGTCCTGGCTGGATAATGGGTGTAAGATGCCCGGCTTGTAATCCAGATCCAGATGATGCGAGATTTACTCTGGGAGAGGACAGACCAGTAGTCGGCGAAAATCCAAGCTCCGAGGGAGGGGAATTTGATACCGAAACACGTAAGAAATTTATTAAAGAACTTACGTTAAGAAAGATGAAAGAACTGGCAGATCTTGAAAAGAAAATGGGTATAGGTGGTAGTCAAATTATTGAAATAACAAAGCATAAGTTTGAAAACATCGGAATGACTATGAATGACTACGGTTCAGTTCGAGTCGATGCAAAAGGTAAAATGGAAATTTCTGAAGTACAAATAGGTAAGTTTGGTGTATTTTATAATAGAACACCTTCACCCCTAGTAGAATATGTACATGTTGATGATCTCCCGGGTGGTAATTATACGTTAAATGTCTGTAATAGATATAATCTTCAAGTAGGTGCCGGTGGTATAAACTTTAAATCGTACGGGCCTGTTAATATGACCGGGACTATAATGAACATAGCAGGCGCTCAAGTTAATGTTGCAAGTGAAAACGAAGTTAATATCGACGGTGGAAAACGCCTTTCTTTAGTTGCAGATATTTTAAGTTTACGTCAAAGAAACGGTAAGCAGGTTGTTGTAGAAGGTTCACTCGGTGTAACAGGTAATACTATCATAGCTGGTGGTCTTCATGTTGAAGGCGAGTTGTTCTGTAATCATATAACTATTCCTCGAGAGCAACATGCTACAGAAGAGACTACTCTTCAGGGTCAGCCTACCGTTTTAGAGCCAAAGTCTAATACAAAAGGTAAGATACTTGGGTTTGCTGTTCCTCTTTCAAATTGGCCTGTGCCTATTGTAAGTGAGTTTGGTACAGTACAATATAAACCAGGTACACCAGGCGTGACAGGACCACCTTATATAGGATTCACGGACGCTCAAGTACCGTGCGGAAGATTGCGTTATAATGAATATATTGGTTTTGCTAGAGGAGGTACACAGATAGGTTATATTCCTATAGGCGGTTGTATTGTAACAGGAGCTAACGGTGGGGGTGCAGTTACATGTACTAATCCCAATCCTATAGCTGTTTTTGCATCTACAACACTACCCCCTACTGTAGGACCATTTGCAGCAACAGATGTGCCAATATATGCGTCTAGCAGTGGGAGTACTATAGCGGGTTTTGATACTCCTGTATATGGTTCAGGAAATGGTTCTTTCTTACCACTCGGTCCGGTCGGTGGTACCGGTACACCTGGATTGGGTTGTATCAAAGGATCTGATGCCGGGCTGCCAGAAGGCTTGCGTGCTGAAACTATGCCGATAGTAGTCTACGGTACCGGTAGAGATGAAAATAGTATCACCATTAAAGCACACAGTCATCAAATGATTGGTATGGCGATCACACCTGTTGATAAGAATCACGATCTACGAGACTTAGCTATGACTATGAACGACGGCACACCAATACCCCCGGAGCCGGTAATTAACGCGAAGAAGACAAATAATTCGTTGGTTTAATTCCAACCAATATCAATATAACTAAGAGATTCTAAATCTTCACCACCCGCGTAGCTAATAGCACTTTGTAAGTCTTGTTCGATTTCATTTAACTTCCACAAGTACGTGTTATGTTGCATTGGTATAAGTTCTGATCTTCCCTCTATATTTGTCTCGGTATTTTTGTTTTTTGCGCTTGCAGACCCAAAATATTCTTTATAGAGAATAGTTGAATTAGACGGGTCTTTAATAACTGGTGAGGGACTATCTATAAGACCGGCAAACATACCACCGCACATAACCATTTTTGCGCCTGCAGCTATAGCTTTAGCAATGTCCCCGTTACAACGAATACCGCCGTCTGCAATAATATCTACCTTGCATCTTTCAGCTACATCCTGAATACACGTAAACATTGGCATAGTAAAGCCGGTTTTATCTTTAGTAGTACAAACGTATCCTTGACCGATACCAACTTTAATAGCGTCTGCGCCCCAAAGAACCAAATCTTCTGCAGCTTGCGGTGTTGCTATATTACCTGCAATTACATATGTCTCGTTTGTTTTGAATCTACAGATATACTCTAAAATTTGTTTGACTAAGGAATGATGACCGTGGGCAACGTCAATTGTAATAAAATCTAACCTTAAGTTATTTGAAAAGATATTTTCTAACACCTGATAGTCTTTATCGTGAACACCGATACTTATAGAAATAGATTTCCAATTTTCTTCGTTACACTGTCTTACAAATTCAAGATTGTCTATGTCAAACCTATGCATAATATAGAAATAATCATTTTCTGATAAAAGCTTAGCCTGTTTTATATCTATAGAGCACTTCATATTAGAAGGTACCACAGGGACTCGAAAAGTATGATTATTGAGAGAGGTAAATGTTGATGCTACCTTGCGTGTCGGTAGACCGGATATTTTAGGGATTAGAAATACATCCCTGTAGTGCAGATAACGCTTCACCTAGTAATTATATGTTAGCTTTTTTGACTTCTACTCTTAATCCAGTTTTCTCTATGATGAACTACCCAATCCATAAGTGCTGCTTCAAATCCTATATCTCTTCCTGCTTTTTCAGATAGATACCATTTATTTCTTAAAATATGACACCTCTCTTCATTAAATCTCTTATACAGATCTGTTTTAGTCATAAAATCCAGATCCATCCCAGCTCCAGACAAGTACCAACTCATCAATATTATTTAATCTAAAACGGTCGATATAATTCATCTAAATCTCTTTCGTTAACTGCATCATATACATTGTTCATTTTATCTGTATATGTATATTTTCTTAACATAAAATTCTCGTAACTTATTTCACCAACAAGATATACTGTGTGTGGAGCTTTATCGTAATCTACATACGCAAGTACAAACTTTTTAATATCTTCTGTTAATGAGTTATTTTTTCTTCGAACTAGTAATTTCTTCGATCCTTTAAAAGTAGTTGTTTTTACTTGTGCACCATCAAGGGCAAAATCAACACCATCATCACCTTTGTAGTTCCATACTTCCCAGTTGGGGCTTATATCGGTATAAAGACCGTAAGCTATTTCACCTAACCTACCAACCATATGACTTTTATAAGAATTCTTATTCTTATAAACATCTTTTTTCTCTACCATAAGAGCAAAATCTTTTGCCCTCTGAAATTGTTCTTCTGTAAGAATAAATTTTTTCATATACAAATATTTAAAAATGACTAAAGAAGTTCAAGTACACCAGTAACCTTCAAAAAGGTTCCCACCAACCCACCCCTGGTATACGAATATACTACGTCGCCTTCGAAAGTATTTATTGGCCTTCGTATACTTTTTTTTGAAGATTTGATATAAAAGTTTTCTTTTCTTCTTCTAGTTTATTTTTTAATTTTTCGAGTTCATACAATAAGACATCAACTTTAAATAGTTTTATAAAATCGTATTTCGGTTCAATGTGCGGTAAAGCTATACTTAAAACATATAATAAAACACCTATCTCTTCATCGTTAAAAGATCTAAGAGTTTCAGGTGTAATCATAGTTTAATATCTTCAAACGTTGCATCATCAATACTTGTATCGCGAGCACCTATCTTATAGGTAGAGATTTCTGTTTCTTGGGGTGCTACCTGTACCTTACTACTGTCTAGATAACTATCTAACCACCCTGATATAGGATTACCTTTTTGATTAAAAAGCTTCTTATAACCTAAAGATCTTAAGCGTGTATCACAAAGCCATTTAGCGTAACCACCTAAAACATCCGCATTAAGTCCAAGCAACGAACCTTTACTAAATAAGTATTGCGCCCATTCAATTTCATTTTTTGCAGCTTGCTCGTAAAACGCATATATCTTATCTTCGCTTTTTCTAACAATAGAAGTGAACCCTTCTTTGTCTTCATCGCGCATTATTTTTAATAAATTCTGTGTAATAGCATAATGCTGTGATTCGTCTCTTTGAATAAATTTAATAATCTTAGCGTTACCTTCCATTTTACCGCGATAACCGAAGTAGAAAGAACATGCAAAGCTTACATAAAATACAAGCCCTTCCATACAGTTAATAGCAAGTACACAATCAAATATCTTTTGTCTTATATCTTTTTTTGTATCGTCACCTAGGATCTTATCAAAGCTCTCACGTATTAATTCAGCACGACCAACAATCTCCTTATCCTCCATAATACTATCAAAAAAAGCTGTAGCATCGTGGTGTACGTTATTGAGCAAATATGAATAACTGTAGCTATGAATACCTTCAAAACGCTGCCAGGTGTTCATACATATCTCTAATTCGGGATTCGTTACATGGTCTTTTAATGAATGTATAGAGCGAGACAGCATACTGTCTCCGAGTGTCTGAAATTTTAGATTTGTATCGAAAACAAATCTCTCAGGTCCTTTTAACTCCTTATAGTCATTTCTATCTTTCTGTAGTGAAATTTCATGGGGCCACCAGAAAAATTCTTCTTGTCTTTTAAAGAGTTCAAAAAATATAGGGTATTTAAATTTATCATAACGCTGTAGGTTTAAATCCTCGCCGAAGAAAAGCGGTTGCTTTGTATGGTCAATATTTTTAATGTTTAAGACAGACTTCATAATTTACATGCACCTCCTGAGCAATCATTTGATTTATCCAATCCTTGATCCTTATCACCGTCGTCCGTGTTATTATAGTAGAGACTAATTAATCCCATGCTATATGCATATAGAATCTCTTTCATAACTTTACTATCGGGCAATACATGGTTTGAATAATGGTTATAATTATAATAGATGTTTGTTGAAATTGCCATATCGATGTATTTCTGAATAACAGCATTTATATTTATTAAACCAGTGTTGTCTTTCATGTCATAAGCTAGCTCGTAATTGTCGTGATATTTACCGATACCAGGGACTAACACAGGTAGTTTACCCATTTTTGATGTTTTGAATGTTACCAAGCTTCTTACAGGCTCTACACCGTTTGTCGAACTCTGTATTACAGAGCTCGATTCACAAGGCATACAGCTTGAAAGGGTTGAGTGACGTAAACCGTGTTCTTTAACTCTTTGCCTTAACTCATTCCAATTTAATGATAATTTTCTCTTTACAATATTATCTACATTTTTCTTGTACGTATCTAACGGAAAAATATTTTTGCTATATTTAGTACTGTCATACTTCTCGCATTTACCTTTTTCTTGGGCTAGTTCGCAACTGGCACTTAGTAAGTAATACTGAAAATGTTCCATCCATTCATCTAATAACAATAATCCATCCTTAGAAGAATATGATGCATTATTCTTTGCCAGGAATGCTGCTAAGTTAGTAATACCAATACCTAAGCTACGTCTTTTCTTAGCAAAATTGTCTGCAGCCTTGTTAAAATAATCTTGTATATCTATAATTTCTTCTAAAAAGCGAACCGCTAAATTACAAGTCTTTTCTAAATCTTTCCAATCTCTTATTTCAAGCATGTTAATAGCAGAAAGAATACACATTCCTATCTCTGCATCCGGATCATGAAAGTCTTTTAGAGGTAGTGTTGGATGTATAACTTCTGTGCAAAGATTACTCATAGTGACTCTATCTAACCATGAGCTATGTTCGTTAGCGGTATCAACATTGAGAATATATATTCTACCTGTTTCTACCCTCTCTTTTATAATTAATGAAAACAACTTACGAGCAGAAATAGTTTTCTTTCGTTTAATTTTTCTATCTTGCTCATATTCTTTATATAATTTATCAAATTGCGGTGTGCCCCATGCCTCATATAATTCTGGTACATCGTGCGGACTGAATAGAGTTATTTGCTCGTCTTTTATTACTCTATCGTAAAAAATCTTAGACATACCAACAGTATAATCAAGCTTACGTACTCTATTATCATCTGTACCCGCATTATTTTTTAAAACAACAATATCTTCAATTTCATAATGCCACCACTGAATATTGATTGTTGCAGATCCGCCTCGTAACCCATTCTGTTGCCATGCTTTAACAGATGCCTCATAAATTTTTAAGAACGGTATCACACCGGTATGTACAACTTCACCATTTGAAACAGGTGATCCGATAGCCCTTATTTTTGAAATATCAATACCAATACCACATCGACTAGCTGTTGCAATAGAGACAGCAGTACCAGATGCCGTGATACTTTCCTTGTTATCGTCAACACCTATCAAGCAGCAGCTAGCGTATTTACGCGATCTTGTCCTTACACCCGCCATTACCGGTGTTGGTAGATTGATCTTATGCTTTGAAATAGCATTATAAAACCGCTTAACATACTCTAGGCGTGTATCTTTTGAATAATTTATAAAGCCATATAATGCTATTAAAATATAAGCAAATTGAGGCGTTTCGTAGATTATATTTGTAACGCGATTTTTTATTAGATATTTGTCACAAAGCTGTTTCAAGCCGGCATATGTAAATAGAAAATCTCTATCATGATCGACGATTTCACCGATCTTATTAATTTCTTCGTCTGAGTATTTTTCAAAAATTGTTGGGTCATATATTTTATTTTTGACGCCGTCTTTTATTACATCAAGTAACCGAGGAGCATGTTTACCGCCCCATACGTCTTTTCTTAATTGATAATTCAACAAACGACAAGCCACATATTGATAGTTTGGTGTTTCTAATGTAATTAAATTTGCAGAAGACTCAATTAAGACCTGATGTATATCTTTTGTAGAAATATTATCCTGGAGATTTAATCTTGCATTAATTTCAATGTCAGACAAATGAACGTCAGTAATGTCGCTTATGGCCCAGTTTATAATCTTGTGAATTTTATCTATATTAAATTTTTCTTTTTCTCCGCTCCGCTTAGTTACATAGATATTGCTCATAGTTTAGGGTAAAAAAATACTTATTAAATCTAACTGTTTGAGAGAACTTTTTTTACTTAAAAACAAAAATTATTTTCTTTATACATTTTTATAATTTTTTCGCTATCGAAATTATAAATATTACGATTGCTAAGTATAAAAATGTTATTACTACCTATAGCCTGACTAAAGTGAACTTGTTCAGAATTGTATTTGTATAAATTAACTAAATTAAGTTGTTCGCTATCTAAGAAAGCAATTTTTTCAAGTTCTGTACCATTTATAGGGTAAACACCCTTTTCAAGAAGTAGACTACATTCGCTACAGGAAATTTTAAATTCTTTTAAGATTTGATCATACGTATTTAAAGAAATAAAATCTTTAACATTAAGATTTAATGCCTCAAGCTTTTGAATTAGTGTAATATACTCTGGCTTTAAAAACACCTCTATACCTTTAAAGAATTTTAATGCTGGTGTTGTGCTTGCTGTCGCATGAACGATGCTAGTTGGATTAAATTTTTTATCGTACTGCACCCGCTCTTGGTCATATCTATTTCTAATAGGTTGCCCGATAAAACAAAAAGGATATTTATCTTTTGGTATAAAAGTAAACTCTTCTACGTTTAACGCCTCATCAACAAGTGATACATCGATCATGTATATGATTATAATACATGAATAAGGAAATCAATAATTTATTTTTAAATACCAATATTTTTTAAAACGTGTGTCAGTACTACAATAATGATAGCAGTGATTGAAGAAATTACACTCGTTAAAACTGCAGTTTTAAAATTCCATTTTTTTTCTTTTTGATTTTTACTGTCGTGAAATTCATTTTGAATCGTTTCAGCTAGATGAGAAAACTTTTCTGTGACTACTTCGGTAATATGATCAAATTTACTTTCTAGCTTTTCATCTAAATTTGTAATTTGTTGCTCGAGTTTTGCTACCTGGGTTACTAACGCCGGGGTACCGTTACCCTTATAAAGTGTTTTAAAAATACCTTCAAGGTCAGTTTTGAGTTTATTTATCTCTTCTACATGCACAGAAACATTTGGTCGCTTCTTACTCATATTATGTTACGGGAAATGTATATGACAAAATACCTTTCGGTAGTGTATATACTTTACCTCTCGTTTTACCTGAAGTTTCTTTAGTTACCACAGTGAGCTTATCTCCTGTAATAATAGGTCCCATAGTGACGTCTACATTACCTAAATTTATAGTATATGATTTTATACCTTTCCTTACATCGTAAATTTGTAAACGGTTCCTGCCCATAAGAGCAGCTGTATATAATTTGGGCATATCTTCTAAATATTTATGTGTATTACAAGGGACTTTTAATAAATATTTCAAATAAATGTCTGAATATGTAACAAAAATATTGGTTAGACGGGGTAATGACCTATCGAGAAGAACAGCCAATACAACAGGGGTTGTTTTTGATAATGGAGAACCAGCTTGGACGCTTGATACAAAAAGATTATATATAGGTGACGGTACTACAACAGGAGGTATACCAATTGGTTGCAGGAACCTTGGTGCTGTCGGCCGATTATATGATGGATCGGTAACAGGGTTTACAAATGAAGCTATACAGATTTTTACTCTAAGCGGCGCAGAAGTCGGAGATATTTTATATGATAGATCCACGCGGGTGCTATATAGTTTATCTAGCGTATCAAACTTCCCTCCACTTACTTCTGATATAGTCAGATATGATTTTAATGTATTGCTTAATCCTAATAATTTAGAATTTGATACACAAAATAGGGTTAAAATCAAAACAAACGGTGTCGGTGTTTATGAAATAAACCCTTCTATTGCTGGACCCGGCTTACAGAAAGATGAAGGCTCGTACTTACAAATAGGAACCGGGCCAAACGGTGTAACAAACACCATGATGAATTTCATGTTACCTAATACGGTTAAGGTGAACAATAGTGATATATCACAGTCACCAAATGATTTGCAGATTAACCCTAATAGTGTATTAGGCAGAACAAGTACAGGTACCTTAACAAGTATATACATAACTTCTGTTTTATCGTACGCAAACTTCACGGGCGGAAATGGGGTTAAAATATCAAGCGACGGGACATTTACAAGCGTAACCTTGAGCGCCGAATCACTTGAAGTAACGGAAGCGGGTGTATATGTCTATCGTCCTTTCTATACCTATGCCCCCGTGTCATTTACACAAAATGTTGAAGCTCAACAATCGTTGACAGTTAATAGAGGTTTGACTGCTAACTTTAATTCTCTTGCGTTATTTAACGGTGATTGTGTTGTTAACAATCGCTTCCTAACAAGAAACGCTGCAGGGTTTAGATCGACCTTAAGCGCTGTGGGTACTATAACATGTGATAGCGATATTATAGCTTTTGCTACATCTGATAAGAAGTTGAAAACGAATCTGAGGCCTGTATCTAATGCTTTAGAAAAAGTGGTATTCTTAACGGGCTATAATTTTGATTGGAAGACACAGGATACTTCTTATGAGTATCTAAAAGGCAATGATATTGGTTTTATAGCAGATGAAGTTGAACAAGTAATTCCAGAAGCTGTTACTACGAGAGGCGATGGTGTAAAAGCAGTTAATTATAGTAAGGTTGTTCCTTTACTAGTACAGAGTATTAAAGAGCTTAAGCAAGAAATTGAAACTCTTAAAGAGAGATGAAAAACTTTGAGAGTTTTTATGAAGACTTTAATGTTACAAAACGTAATACTATAAGTTCGACCGATGCTGGTAAAACAACAGGTGACCCGTTTCTAGATTTTACAAACAGATTAGAAATGAAAGTTATTGATGAATTGCCTGAAATTCGTAGAAGAGCTAAATTAAAAAATAAAAGAAAATTAAGAAGAAAGTAATTTAGAACCGTTTACAGCTCGTCTTCCTACTTGCTTGGCCCACTTGCTATGTAGAATTTCTTTGGAAGCGCCTTGGTAATTTCCTGTAGCAATTAATTGTTTAGTATTTTTAAATTTACTAAGTCTCGGGCCACCCAGGTTAAAAGACATATCTACTAAAACCAATTTTACGTTTTTAGGGAGTTGATCAAAATTAGGCATAAAACGTTTTACATCTTTATAAGCAACTTGCAGCTGCATATTAAAAAGATCATTTATTTGTTTGTCGTTTAGTATTTCTTGACCGGTTAAAATACGATCGTAATTAGCACCAACCTGTTTTATAAAGCTTCTTGCTTCTGGTCTCATTAAATTTAAACCAATACCAATAGTAGGCTTACCTACTGAATCAATATAAACTTTATTAAAATAACCTTCATGATCTTTAATATAGTTATATACTTCTTGATAGCGTAAAATAGTATCCTTATGTTGTTGAACTATAGCAGGCGGTTCCGGTGGTAAGTCTACCTGCTCTAAGATTTCATTTATTCTTTTATTAAATTTCATATGAGTTTGTAATCGGATAAGCTTTTAACTTATAACACCATATATAGTACCTTGAGGTGACCAAGTTACAGCATAGCCATTTAGATTAATACATTTACCAGCAGCACCACCTCCGTAGTTTGATGTCTTTGACCCAGTACAACCAGACCCTCCGCCTGCAGCTCCTAAGCTTCCACCAGCTCCCAATCGCGCGGCGCCTTGGGCACCGCCTGTTCTGTAAGTACCAGCACCACCGTTACCACCTCCGCCGTAGCCGCCTGTACCTGCAGTACCAACTGTAATACCCGCACCACCAGCTCCTGAACCACCTCCACCAGGGCATTGCCCAGCAACACCACACCAAGGCCAATTACACCCACCTGCGCCACCGCCGCCGCCGCCAATAATGCCATTATTTTGTATAGTTAGATTATAATTTAAATTGATAGCAGGTCCACCAGCTCCACCACCTGAGTTTGTTCCCCCAGCATTGCCACCTTTGCCAGCTACCATACCATTAGCAGGTGAATTAGATGCATCGGATACCGCTGGTACAATGAGCGTAACAGTAGACCCCGTAGGCCATACACCCGTGTCTAACGCGGCAACTCCTGAGCTTGTACTTCCAATGTTACCGGCAACAGTAAATATAGCAGTAGCAGGAGCTGTAGAAGCACCGTAGATACCCTGAAATACAGTCCTTAAGTTAACATTATATGTATTACTAGATGCAGTTCCAATAGTTATATTAGCAATTAGTCTAGGTACAGTTGGTGTCGGTGTCGGTGTCGTTGTTAGCGTTGTTGTAGTAGTCGGGGTAGGTGTACGTGTTAATGTTGTTGTCGTTGTCGGTGTCTGTGTAGGGGTACCTGTATTTGCAGGAGTTCTTGTAGGAGTATTAGAAGGCGTCATTGTCGGTGTTCT